CAGTACTTTCTTGCTTAGCAGTATCAATACTTGTATTATTAAATGTTATACTAGCAGGGCTACTATTAACAGTATATTTAGTTGTAGCCTGGGTTTCACCATCTAGAGATACTTTGACCTCTGCATTGGCTCCTCCAGAAGTTGTTTTAATTGTTTCAAAGGAATAGGTGAAGGTTAAATCACTCCCATCAGGAGCTCCTCCACCATTATCCGTATAAGTTAATGCCATGTTTTGTGTTGTTAATAGTTATGGCGGGTAGATTAATTTCTTTGTAAATTTAAAATCTCGTTTATATCTTCTACTTTAGTTGCTCTCTCAATCCGCTCTTCTTTTAGTCTCTGTTGGAATACTTGTTCACGAGTACTTAAGCGCATTTCAGCAATACTCTGTGCGGTTCTAAGAGCTTTTCGTAAGTCTAATTGGATTTGCCCCATAATCTTACGATCCATATAAACACCTTTGTTAGCGGCATCATACCATTGTTTCCTAAACTGTTGTCCAGTTTTAGACTTCATGATACGTTTAACTTCATTAGCAAATAATTTCTCTTCACCTATGATTCTAGTAATTTCAGAACGTTGTTCAGGAGAGTATTCAACACCTCTACCATTAGTAGTTAGAGATGGTCTACCATCAAATTCAATATCTATAAGGAATTGTTTTTCAGGTGTAATAGCTTCACTAGATTTCCATAATGGAGAATAAGTATTCCAAGCACGAGTCCAGAAACTCATAGGTTCTCCAACTTTAGATCCATCCATCCAATCATAAAGATCAGGTAATTGTCCTTTAAGTCCAGGGTTCCTATTAGCTATAATCTGTTCTAGTTCTTGATTTACTTCTTTTAATTGTGGAGTTATAAGTCTAGCAAATTCATTTCTAAAACCACTACCAGGTAATAAAGCACTACCAAAAGACCCAGCCCATCTAGCAGCTGCGGCAGGATTACCTGCTAATACATCTCCTAAAGGTTCTAAACCAGCTGTAAAGGTTTTATCAGTTAAGTTAGCACTTAATACAAATCCTGCTTTATTAAGTAATAGTTCTAATGTAGGTTCATCTAAGGTATCAAAGTTATCCATGATATCAGCAGTTAAAGATAACCAGTCTGTAATTGGACCTAAGTTATCATAGCTGTACCATTTACCATCTAACCCTTTATAAGTTTTAGGTTTCCAACCTAGTTCTCTTCTAGTTCTTTGCCTAGTCTTATCATATATACCATTACCTCTAAGTCTATCTGTAGTAAATAACATAGCAGCTGTACCAACAGCTAACGTTCCAATTGCTTTTCTACCTTTTAATTCAGCACGTATAGTTTCATAAGCAGCTTGTTTATTTCCACGTAAAGATACACCCCTAGAACTAAGTAATTCATCTATTTTCACTTCATCCATTTGATTAAATGGTAATGAAAATGCATTTAGATCATCAACAAATGTTCCAAGTGGACTATGAGAACCTGCAAACCTCATCATATTGATTGAAGTTTTAGGGAACATGAGGAATGGTTTAACAGCAGGAACAGTTTTAACTAATTCATTAACTGCAGCAACAGCATTATTATCCAGGTTCATTGCTATTTCTTTACTTGCGTATTCAACAGCTGAATCTGTAATCATACCAGTCTCATCAAACATTTCACCATAAACTTCTCTAGCCATGGCTCTAACACGTTTTGATGTAATCCTACCACCACTACCCATTATCTTATCATAGGCTCTACCTCTAGCTTCAATATTACCAATAAATGATCTTGTGAATCCGTCAAACGCTGACATAGCATTAGCACTAAATCTTAATGCAGGATGATCAGATAAATCATTTAATGCTTCAATCTGGTTTGTCATAATTGAAGGACCAAAGTTTCCTTCAACTTCAGCAGCATCAGAAAAGGTTCTTAATAATTCTACTTGACGAGCATTTTGCCTTGCAATATCGTCACGCATTATATAACCTACAGAGGCTGGATCAACTGAAGCTCGTTTGAAAACTTGATTCATATGATTCCAAGATCTTGTTAAAGTTTCACCCATACCTATATTATACATATAGTGAGCACGTTTTAAAGTCTCCCAATCTTGGAATTGAATTGCACCTGCAAAAGTAGCTAGTGGTCTTTCAATCATTAATACTGTGTTAGATAATGCAGCTTTTAATGGAGTACCAACAGCAGATAAAACAGAGTTATAAATATTACCCCAGACACCTTGTACCCATGCAGAAGGCATATCAGCTCTTGCATCAAAGAATGCTTTAGAAACTGTACCAGTTGTATTTCTGATATAAGTATTTAAAGCTGACATAGATTTAACTTTACCATCAGTAACTTCATAAGCTAACATTAATGGTCCAAGCATTTGAGGGCGTTGTTCTTTAACTAATCTTAAAGTTTCAATTGTTTGTTTAGATTCATTAGCAATACGTTCTAAGGCTTGTAAAGTACGATTTGTTTCTTCGTTGATCGTTTTAGCAGCATTAGTACCTAGTAATTCATCTCCAGCTCTTTTAATACGATTTAGAATATCATTAATATTTGTAGCTGTTCGACTAACATGTAAGGTTTGACCTTGAAGATTCATTAAGAATTCAATTCTATCTAATACTAATTCTTCAGCTCTACCCATGGCGGGTGATCCATTCATTAATCTTGAGCTTTCTGCAATGTCTGATATTTGACCTGATAGAGAAGTTGCTGTGAGTCCCTGAGCACGTACTGTATCAATATTGATGAAATCATCACTGTACTTCTTTATCGCCTGTATGACGCCCTTAGAGGCTTGTTTGGAGAGCTTCCTTGCTCCTGTTAGGGCATCTACTGTTGATAAGGGTCGTAGGATTTCTTTCATTCCTTCTAAATCAGTATCATATAAAGCAGCTCCTAATCTCTCGGCTTCTGCTAATGAGTCGGAATGTTTAGCAACTTGACCTTTACTACCTTTATAATTAACTTCAGTTTCTTTCAATGTTTTACCTAAGTCTTTCATAAGATCCATAGGTTTTTGTTTACCTGAAAGAACCTCACGTAAAGTCTTAGGACTAAAGATGTTAGCTAATCTACCATATCTAGTGTCTATCTGTTTAACAATTCTAACTTGATCTATACCAGCTGCAACGATACCACCTTCATCAGAAGATCTTATAGCTTCTTCACTGTAATCAAAAGCATCATGTACACCTAGTTGAGGTTGAGTAAGATCAACTCCATCATCTATTTTAGATTGTCCTAATTCTGTTAATTCATCGTATCTACGTTTAGCTGATTTTAATAAATCATTCTCTACAGGATCAGATGATAATTTAACTTCTTTACCTTTACTTTTTAACCAATTCGCACCTTTTTCATTTTGAGGAACCCAATTAGTAGCTTGCTTTAATTTAGCTCTACCTTTAAATAAACGGCCAATAGTAGGTACAAGATCAGAAAGAAACCCCATAGCGGCTCCTTCATTTCTATTCTTTAATCGTTTAGTTTCTGGACTATCAGTATCTAATGTAGCCCAATTATCAGGAACCCATCCCCAGGTTTTTGGCCAAGATTTTTTTAACCAACCTGCAGCATTATGATCTCGTTCTTGGACAGGTGCTATTTCATCAACAGCTACACCGACTCCAACATTAAGACCTGTTTTACTTAACCATTGTACAAACTTATCTTGTCCTAGTTTCCATTTAAGAGATTTATCAGCTGCTACAGCTTTACCTCCTAAGAATCTTGAAATATATAAAGTAGGTACAACTAATGATGAAATATCTCTAACAGCTTGTAAACCTTCGTGTTGATATTGAGGTAGATGAGGTAAATCTCTTTCAGTACCAGGAATAACTTTATTAACTAATCCAATACCAAAATCTACTACACCTGCGCCAGCAGCTGCAGGATAAGCAGATGGATTATCCCAGCCTGGTTTTTGGTTTGCCCAGTTATCCATTGAGGCTTCACCAAAAGATTTACCTTCATCTATATTTTTATCAAAACGTTCTTTATCTGTTAGCCCTTCCGTAGAAGCATCTTCGATGGGTTGTTCTGCTTGCGGAGCTTGCCCCGTATCCTCTGATTGAGCTTCGCTTTCATCTAATAAATCTAAGCGATCACTATCAGAAATCTGAGGAGTTGCATTATATAACGCATCTAAAGGATTTGTTGTCATTGTTTTATTCTTTTAGTTACAGTCCTGGACGTCTCAGCTTTCTTAAAAAATTCTGCTTAGATTCTGGACTTGAGCTTAGAGCGAGACCATATAAATTATATTGATTATATTCCCATGTACCTGGTGTTTTTACTTGTTCAATATCTAATCCTAATTTTACAGCATAATCTGCCATTGCTAATTCATTTTTTGGTATACCATTAGCTTCAGCTGCAGCATCTATTGCTGTTGAATTAGTTACTAAAGGTATGATATATTCATCTCCTTTAATATCAGGATTAGGGTCTACAATTTCCCACATAGCTCTTGCATTAATAGCAGTTGAGTTTTGAGGATTATTAACTACAGCAGATTTAGCTTCTGCAGATAATCTATTGAATAGAATCTCTTGATCAGTTTTACCTAATTCTGGTAAACCAACTGTTTTTCTTAATTGATTTAATACTGTAAGAGGATGTAATTTATGACCATTTGCATCATTTAATTGTGATGCTGTCCACTTTAATGTAGGGTGATAATTCCAACCTGGTTCACCAAAACCTTGTGACCAACTAGCTATTTCAGACTCAGTTCCATAAATAGTTCTCTTTTCTCCATTCAAAGGTTGTAATGGAGTTGTTAAAGAAGCTACACCTAATGATCCTAGTCCTCCTTTTATCCGATTTATTTCTTCAAGATGTTCTGCTTCTAATGGTGCTATACCTGCTTTAGGGGCTATTTTCTCCCATTTAAACCCTTTACTAGTCATATCACTTGTAAATGGATCAGCCCATTGTTTGACTCGGAGTTCTGCTTCTTGATGGAAATTCTCTTCACCTGCTAAAGCTAATTCTTTAGCTAAACTTTTATAACGTACATGTAATTGTTTAGCTAATTTCTTAACATCACTATGCTGTTTCATTTCTTCTGGTACATTATTACCAGCCATTGCTTCAAAATGCTCATAATCATATACCCCTAAACCTGCAGCTCTAAGTTTATCTTGACGTTGAGCTTCAGGTCTAAATTTCTTTTTAACTGCTACAGGAACTTCAGGTCTATCAAGAAATTCTTCTGTAAGACCATCTATCTCTTGTAAGGCTTCCGCAAGATCAGTAAATTTTTTATCAGTAGTTGCATCTGAACTGAAATAAAGTTTATATGCAGCAATCATTTGACTTGCTTTACCATGCTCTTTTACATGTTTTTCTTGTGCAGCATCAAACCATTGATCATTAAGTTTGGTAGGATCAGCCTCTATTTGTTTTAAAATCTCTGTACGATTATCATCTTCAGCTTTTATATATCTAGCATTTTTAGCTTGTTCGGATCTTCTCCATTTTTTATTTTCAACTTCAATTCTTTTAAGTTCTAATTTTGCAAAATCTGTTTTGTAAGCAGGGTGATCTTTTAATGCTATAGTTTTAGGTGTAACCCCATCCTCTTCAAATTGACCTTTTAATGGGATTTGTTCTTCACCCATTACTTTTAAAGCATCAGGTGTAACAAGCTCACTATCTACTTGAGCATTAGCAAATACAAACATCTCATCAGCAGCTGCACGATGACTTCCTGTTGCTCCTAATCTTGTAGTTATATAAGTATTTGCAAAAGGTTGGGCTGCTAATATACTAGTAGTAGCTACATTTTCAGCAAGTTCTAAATCTTGAGCTGCTACAGCTGCGCCTCGTTTAGCATTCCATTTTGTTAGATGTGCTTTCTGTGTAGTTCTGACATGTTTATTAACATGTTCTTCAACTAAAGCAGCCTTGATATCACCAAATTGTTGATAGAATTGATTATTATATTTCTTTAAAGCTGAGTTATATTCATCTGAACTTAAAGCATTATTAAGCTCAGGTATACTATCTAAGTTATATGTCTGTCCTTTAGCAGCAACAGCTTGCTCAAATAATAAGTGTTGTCTATAAGGAGTTAGATTTTTAAATCTTTCTTTAAGTTCCCAATCAAACCCTTTTTTCTCAGCCCAAGTAGAGAGTTTTAAATAACCCTCTTTTAATTCTTCTTTTTCTTTTTGATAAGCATCGAAAGCTTCTGGAGGGAAGACACCTTCCATATATTGAACATTTGCCTGAGCTCGTAAATTCTCATCTCGTCTTTGTGCACCTTTAGCTACTAAATTACCTAAAGCTCCTGAAAACTCACTTAACTTTTCCCAGTCTTTACCAGCCATGTTAACCTTTCGTTGGTCTTCCTGACGTAAATACTGTTGTACTCTATCTAGGCTTCTAGCCTGTTGGTTGGCGAACTCTTGATTAACAGAGACATAATCTTCTTGCTCCATTGGTCTGAATGACCCGCCTTGAAATGATGATGTCATAGTTTAATCCTTTGCATCCATATAAGCTGTAATACCACCTATACCAGCTGTAAGTAGCCCCATCATTGGTGATTCATTTTCCATTTGTGGAGGTGGTGGTGCCATATCAGGTACAGGTGCAAACGCAACTTTAGAATAAAGTTTATTACGAGCACTTCTCTGTTGGTTCCTGATGTTAGTTACATTAGCTCTATACATTTCTTCAGATCTAGTTAGTCCATATAATTGTCTACCTGCTACTCTTTCTAATTCTCCTATATCTAGGATCTCTCTACGATATGCTGATCGACCTGTTTGTCCAGTTGCTCCATAACCTTTGGTTCCACTCTTTTGGAAGAAATCTTTCAAAGCTTTTTCATTATTATGGGCAGCTCTAGCAAACATATCATTCATACCTTGCTGCGCTTCAGTATAACCACGTTGCGCTGCCATATCATTTTCATCTAAATCAGCATAATACTTATTACGTTTAGCACCCCATACACTTAACTGTTGATACCAATCAGCTTCACGTTGTTTGAGTTGATATTCGTAATTTTGTACAGCAGCTCTATTTCTAGCCTTTGCTTGAGCTGCACTTCCCATAGCACCCATCGCACCTTTAGCGAAGGAGGCTATACCCATTACGGCTGGTGCACACATAATTTACAAAATTCTATAAAGGTTAATTGGTTAGGTCCGTATTCTAATTCACGTAAGAATTTGAACCCTAGGAACCGAAGTAATTTAAGATGAACCTTGTTACGTTTATCTACAAGATTCCAAAGTAACTTCTCTTGTCTACTGTCTACATAACGCTTTGCTTCCCTAGCAAAGGTTACTGGATATTTAAGAATAGATGGTGTACAAAGCATCCAGATCTGCCCGTTTGAATGTACTCCTGCTACTCCTGCTATTTCACCATTAGGAACTCTGAAATATACAGAGTCTTTATCTTTCACTGCAAGAGGTATAGCAATTTTAGGATCATGTCCATGACCCTCAGTGACCTCTTTATAATCTTCTGGTAATAAATTAGAGGCTACTTCCATAGCAGCCTCCGTTGTTAGTTGGTGGATGTAATTAGACACGGTTATAAAAATGATTCGTATATTCACCTTCCCATGTAAGAGAATACAAAGTAGCGGGTGAAGGATGACTTGATGTCAGTTTAAAATCTACATTTGTATTTTTTTCATATATTGGTATTGATTTAGTAGATTGTTTAGTAATTGCTACTTGGTTAGATCTATAAGAATCAGCAGGTGAAGGTTCCCATGTTTCAGTATAAGTTGGTTTACCTGTTCTAGTAATAGTTGTAGTATAAACTCCATTAGCACCGAAGTTTATTTTCACTCTATGTACAACTAAAGATCCATGTATATCTGCTTTAGCTGAATCTTGACCTACTTGTGTTTTATAGAAGGTTGGGAAATCTACTTCCATCTCAAATAGATAACCTAAGATTATATCATGACCAGTCCAGTCACCATCCCAAGCTACCATATATTTTCCATCGCTGTCTGGTCCTTGATATATAGTTTCAGCATAACTACCTATTAGATCGGAATCTTGTACAGTTTGACTAGAACTTGAAGTACTATCAGCTTGATGACAATAAACAACTAATTTTCTATATTTATCATCAGTTGATGGACGAGGTATATTAAAACCATCAGGTAAGAATATCTTAGATCTACCATCACTAGCATACATCACATCAGCAGCTGGTATAACTTTACTATTATCTAAATGGATATCATATGTAATATCATCAGCAGTTGCTACAGTATCTAAATCATCAGTAACAGTTGTGGTATCTGTATCTCGTTTAATAGATAATTTTTGCATCGTATCTTTACCACTATCTCTGATGATAACATATAACGCATCATCTAATATTGCATGATGTTGTACAGCACCAGAGAAATTCCAAGTAAACCATGCTTGTTGTAAACGTTTATCACTTGTTGAAAGATATCTAAATCCATATAATGTATTATCATTTTTCTTACTAAAGAATATCAATCCATTTTCTCTTGAATTAGAAATCTTAACTAAATCCTTATCAAAATAATTACTTACAATTTTACTTTGATCAATAACATCAGGCTCACCTTCACGTAATACTCTAGCCATTTCCCAGAAACGTGAATGGTTTCCAGCATTATCTAAGAAAGCTATTGTAGTACCCATTGAAATTGGGTTAGTTTTATGATTAAAATTATAACTAGATAAGGTATTTATTTTAGCAGTTTCAGGACTTAAGACATCACTATCTGTAGTTAACATGAATTGCTGATTCTTTGTAAACAAAGCTAATCCAGCATTAACCTGGATACCATCATAGACAATAGCAGGAAATTCTGAACTACATGATAAATCAATAACATCACTATGAGAAAAAGTGATTGCAGATTTTGGCCAGAAATTAAAGAAGTCTCCAGGTCTAGACATGATTACATTCTCATCACTGAGCATAACTAATCTGTTTCTAAAGAAGACCATTTTATTTATAGTCTTACCTATAAACGAAGGTACTGGTACTGTAACATCATCACCTACTTGACATTCATCCCAATCAACTTGAGCTAATTGAAATGTACTATCAGCTTGCCTAACTAATTGTATAGGCATAGTAGTCTTATCTAAATTAATTTGTCTACCAGGTTTAGCACATTCTTCCCAAGACCCTTTACCATCTCTTCCGTTTTGACCTACAAATTCTACATAATAATCATCTTCTGTAGCTTGACTATTACGAATTTTTACAACATATCCATCCTTACATTCTAAAGGTAAGTCAGCAATATCTTGTACACCATCACTAACTACATTCATCAATTCAGTCAATGATGTACTTACATTAAACTTACCATAAGTTTGTCCTGTACCTGGATCAATTTCTGGTCTAGTTAAATATAAACCATTACCTATTTGTTGAACCTCATCAGTTTTAAAAGTATTACCATCATTGGCAGAAACCAATTCACCACGAATAGAACCTATAACACTTTCAGGAGTAACTGTAGTTTTTGAATCAAATGAAGTAGGTACGGGTCGGATTAAACCTAAGTTTGCTTGAACTTTTGAAGTACTATCTTCATTTATAGTTATTTTATATTTAGCATTCTTCATCCATACATACAAATAATCATTAGCTTTCCATCCCGTACCACCATAGAGAAGATCTATAGTTGTAGTATATCTACATCGGTATACTGGAGAAGTAGATGAACCTTGAGGTACAGCTTGACCTGTTGTACTTAAACGAAAGTAAAGATGTTTAGGAGCATCATCCAGTAGCGGTGATACTGAATTACTTTCAGTAAATGTTATAGCTGAACCACCTGATGGTGTTAAAGTTGCAGCATCTTTATCTCCTGTAGTTTTAAATGTTACAACTAATTTACCTGTAACACTTGATGATGCCCGAGTTAAAGTTGACGTAACTTCAGTTGAATAACTAGAATTAAATGTTGCTGTACCACCACTTGTAACCTCTTTATATGTAAGTATTATATTTGACCCAGGAGAACCATCTGAATCTAAAGTAGCTGGCCAGTTAGAATATCCAGGTGTTTGTTTAAAACCGTGTGCTACTCCATAAGCTGATTTAACCATTAGATAGGATCCCCTATACAGTCGCTGTCCTCCTGCAAGAAAATTTTTATGATTGCTTTCCCATGATTGCCAATACCCACTAGACCATGGCCAAGCAAATGTTTGCTGTTCCATTACTTGTGCAGTTTCAGAACCTTCTTCTACTTTTATTGATAAAGGGTAATTAGCATCTTGATAAGTATTGGTAGCTTTTATAGCATCGACAAAATCTTGTATCTTAGGGTTATCACCTGTACTTACTGTTATATTTGTTGCACTGTTATTCGCAGCAAAAGTATATGTTGTATTAGCAACTAATGTGATAATTTTTTCTTGTACTTCTGTACCACCAACTTCTGCTCCATCTCTATAAAATGAATATGTACTGGAAACTCCATTAGAATCTGTAGTTGACTCCCAAGGTTGCCCAGGAGTTACAGCAAAAATTTTTGTTGCAACATTTGGGCAGTAACCATCTTCATGAGACGAAGTAGATCCACCACCACAGAAACCTGTATAACTACCTGTACCTGGTAATGTACCAGAACCAGGCATAGCATTACTAGAACAACTATTAGCAGAATCTACTACTCGTTCTACGGATACTCTAGTAGCTGTTGTTACATCACGGATATCTAAATTATCATATACATTCAATGGATATTGACTAGCATATGCAACTTTCTTTAATTCTATAAAAGCTTCTGGAGGTCGCAATGGTTTTATAGTATCTTCCATTGCTGTTTCCTTAGTACGATTAACTATATAAGTAAAATCGTTAAGTGTTAAAGTTTGTATATCTTGATCGTCTGAATGAGTTAAGTATGTTTTTAATGTTGATAGCGTCCCTGCGTATGTAGTAGCAGTAGCTTCAGCTACAACACCAGCATATTCCCATGTACCACCACCACTATGTACAGACCCTGATGTATGGGTTGGAGCTCCAGCACTTGATGTATGATTACCACTAGTTAAGGTATAAAGATAATCATTATTAGTAACTTGATCACCTGTAACATAAGCTACACCAATAGCCCAACCTCCTTTATTTCCATGTACATATATAGTAGCACCTTCAGAGTAATTTTTTCCAGGTGCTGTTATAGTTATATCAGTGATTTCTCCATTAACTACAGTACCTACAGCAGATGCACCTGAACCTGATGCTGACGTTTCTGTGTTTGTAATAGCAATTAAAGGTGCATTTGTATATCCACTACCTGCAGTATCAACAGTAATACCACTTATTCCTTGTGCAGCAATAGTCATAGCAGCACCATCACTGCATCTCCACATCTTTACATCACCATCACTACGAGGTATCTGTCCTATATACTGTTCAGTTTCGTCTCTATAATAATGAAACCATCTACCATCAGCAGTTGAATTTAAAGTAGCTGTAGCATTATCACTTAAAGATGCTACTAATTTACTACCAGGTCTCTTTAAACATCCATCAGTTATATCAGGTAATACATTTACAGCTGTTTTAACTTGTCCTGGTAATTTTAATTCGTCTGGTTGTTGAGATATACCACCTGCATAACTTGAAATTGTTTGTGTTATACTTGCCATTTAACGCCTCAGAGAATGAAAAGGTTTGAAGGATCTATAAGAACTTTCATGGGGAATACCAAAGTATGAATGATCTCCTTTACTACATTCGTATTCCATACATGCAGCTCTAGCAGTAGATTCTTGTTGTTGTAATAAAGCAACTAGTTGAGGATTAGATACAAGCTGAGCGCCTGCTCTAACAGCAGTTCTATAAGTAATATATCTTTGAAATATATTAGGTAGATCTGAGAACTCATATAATGTTATTGCATCTACATATATATCTTCATCCCATTCATCAGTATGATTCACAAGATCATAGAGTCTACCATTTCTAGTAACAACATCTCTATTATGATTTGTAAATTCATCATGTATGTCATAACGTAATGTATTAGCTGGTACAGTTATATATTTTGTTCCATCTTCAGGTGTAACTTTAATATGATATTCTGTATTAAAATGCCAGCCTTCATTCTGTACATCCTTGTTAACTTCATTCAACATATTATATATGAATGAAACTTCTGGGTTTTCGTAATTCAGTTCTGTAACTGGAGCCTGACCTATGCTACCCAGAATTGAGTTCACTGCGGATAGTTCGGTATCGGTGTCAATTGTCGAGGTAGCCATATAAAAATCTGTAAAAAAAAGGGAGCCCGAAGACTCCCCATATGTTGGTTAAAAATTTTAATCTTATCCGAATGCAGCTGGCTTAGTTGCTGTTCCAGCGAACAGTTCAACAGCAGCAGCTGGGTTAAGATAGTCTGCACCCATGGCGAGACGTCCGAGGATAACATCACCCTGGTAGATGACTGATACGTCCCCGCTAGTTGTTTGTACTTGAGGGCCAATGGCTTCTACAACCCCTGCAGCCTCTCTCTGGAAGATGAGCCCACATGAGTTTTCAAAGTCTGAAGTACCATTACCGTAGTTATTAACGGTCTTAACAGCACCTGAACCTGCAGTTTCATCAACCATTTCAACTTCTACGAAGTCACCCTTATTACCTGGATCGGTAACACCTGGGTTGGTTGCTGAACCTGTACCGAACTTAGTACCATAACGTCCGAAGAATGGGATGTTCATTGATTTGTAGATCTTGATGCCTGCAATCTCAACGATTCCTTGTCCTTTCTGACGTGCTGTACCTTGCTCGTCTCTATTGATTAGTCCATTCTCACCGACTTGTTGGATTAGCTCATAGTATTGGCGTGGGTTAAGTACACCTACACGTCCTTCTGTGCTAACTCCTTTCTCGTCTAGTGCAGCTGCAGCATCATAGAATGCGTTTACCAATGCAGTAGCAGAGTAAGCATCAGATCCGTTTGTAGTTGTACCTACACGTACCTGAGTACCACCTGGCTCGACATAATTAGTCTTAGCAATTGGTGAAGCCTTACGAGCTGCTTTAGTAACAGCTTGGAAAATCTTTCTATCATATTTTTCTGCTAAAGCGTAGCCGATTTTACGACTTATTTCGCCACGCAGATCGTAATGCGCAAGTGTCTCATCGAGCTCATAAACGAATGCGGATGAGATTAAAAGATCATCACAAGTGATAGTCTTCTCGGCAACTGGAGGTGCATTATCTCCATTACCTAGTATTGAATTCCCTGGTGTATGGTATTCTGCAGTGGTGCGACCAGTGTAAATGAACTGTAAAGACTTACCGTTCTTTAGTGATCGCTTCATCACTAAGTCCCTAGCAATTGTATTGTTTTGGAAACCTTTGAATAACTCACCTGAGAATAGCTTAAGATAAAGGGCTCTCCTGTCAGTCGTTGACGAATTAGCAGGAGTAGCCTGATTGGCATTAACACCACCGAAGGTGACGCCTGATGCCAAGGCGCTATTTTGATGTGCCATTAAATTGGATAAAGTTTAAATATATACGTTCTCAGCTGAAATTTTTTTGATCAATTTGTTGTGGTCTTTCCCACCGTCTAGACGGCTAAAGGTATCCTGCGTACAGGGCTAAAGCCAAAGCGAGATATCGGAATCGAACCGATGACAATAGCTTGGAAGGCTACAGTTTTACCGCTAAACTAATCTCGCTGGAGGCACAATGAGGTGCCGCCTTCTCATGATAGATCACATGAGACCATTCTACATATAGAATGAAGGATAGTAATCCGAAGACTACTATCCATAGTTCATTAATTTTACTCACCGAGAAGAGCTTCTTCTAGAGATTGAGGCATGTCATCCTCATCGACACCTGGGGGTTGTTGATCACTAGGATTAGTATCAACTTTCTCAGGTTCAGGAGAGTAAGAGGTGACCCCTGCTCTCATAGCACTGTTTTGATGAGCCATTAGAATTTAAACTTAGCGCCTATCTTTGTACCATAAGCTGTATCATTAACTTCATCTGTAAGGAATGAAACCTCACCGTAGATGTCTAGCTTCTCAGAAGCAGCAATGGATAG